TGACTCGTAACTGACGTGCCAATTCAAGCTGTGCAGCTTCATCTTCCATCGCTGCTTTAGTGGCAAGACCAATTCCAGCGGTTAATGCACCGAGCGCAGCCGTGGCAGGCAGAAACGCTTTTTTAAGTGCGAAGCCTGTCTTTGCGCCTACGCCGTCAAGCTGCTGAAACTGTTTGATGGCTTTGTCAACGCCGCCGCCTTGAAACTCGCTAATGATGGGGATAGACAGTGCCATTAGTTCAGGTCTTTCTGTATTTGGTTAACAGTCTTGAGCACCATCTTTTCCATTTCGGATTCAATACCGCGCCGCGCTTTATAGACCGCTGGGCCGATTAGTCGAGTCCTACCCGGCATCGCCATTGCAAAGCCGCGCTCACTGCTCACAAAGTCAAGCGATTGACCTAGGCGATTAGTTGTCTTGCGTCCTGCGCCCTCAAAGATTGCAGCTGCCTGGTTCTTTTGCTCTATCAGAATTACTCCTACAGCGTTGCGTCGAGTGTCAAAGCGCATCTTTACGCCTGACTGTGCGCCTGAGACCGTGAATGGGAATACCTTGCGGCCTCGATCATTCCATTTGTATCGCATGTGAGATAGCGGTATCTGCGTGTATGCAGCCTTTGCAGCGTTTATGGCTGGCTGTGCGATCGCTGTCGCGTCAGCCTTAAAGTCTTTTTGCAGCTGTGGGTCAATCTTGCGCAGGGCGTTGATTGTTTCTTTAAGACCGACGACTTCGACGCTGTGAGAGACAGGCATAACTATCGCTTCTTGTGCATCTGCTCAAGCACATAGGTGACGGTGTTCAGGTCTCGCATAGTGAACTCAATCTCCTTTGGCCAGAAGCCTGTTAACGCTAGGACTTCGCAGAGGCTTCGCCGCCAAGTCCCTCGATGAAAGGGGTCTCGTCAACTAGCTCGTTGATAGGTGTGATGGTCATGTTCGGGTTTTCGTTTACCCACTCGCGCCACGTTGCAGGCACTTTGTCTCCAGCAAGTTTGCACAGTGTGTAAGCCCAGCAGCACATGTCGCTGAAGCCGATGCCCTTACCGTCAGCTGACCGACGGTTTTCTGTTTTTTCCCAGTCAACAATGGCAAGCATGTTTGTTGTCATTTGGCGTGCTGGCTTACCATCGCCAAGGTCAATAGACAGTTTTACTTGCATAGTTTCTCCTTTGTCGGGCAAGGCTCCGCTTGTGCGGTCTTGCTAGTTATGTTTCTCAGCGGCTTAAGCCGCAAGATCATGCGACTGATTTTGTTAGCGCGCCGCCAGCAAAAACCAGATCAATTGTTGAAAGCTCACCAAGGGACGAATTGATTGGTGTGTGGCTTGCTAGATAAGCCTGGACTAATTCATATTTTGGCGCGGTGGCAGTAGGTGTTGTAAGTGCTGCTGTCGTAGTTGCAACGATGACATCGACGTTTGTGCCAACCAAGCTGTAAATGCTGGCTTCGGTTTCTCCAGCGGCGTAGCTCTGATACAGGGTCACAGTAATTGTGTTGTTTTGCAAACCTGCTGTGAACTTGCGAGCACTGTCACCAAAAGCAGTATTTTCTAACTGTTCTTTTGTAAACGTCACAACGGCATTTGTGCACTGATCGGTCAGGTCGACTCCGTTAATTTTTAATGCTGGGTTCGAGAGATATTGCGTTGTAGCCATGTCTATTGCTCCTTGGGTTCTGATTTGACTTTAGATGATTTCTTTACGCTGTCGGTGGATATCAGGCCGCCGTCAAGCAGTGCGTCAATGTTGACACCGTCCTCTGGGATGAACTCGTCGCCCGGGGTTCCTAGGCGTGGGCTAATGATGGTGTACATAGTTTCTCCTTAGGTGTTTTGGGCTTGTATTCCACAGTCAAGGTCGTAACACGGAAAGAGCTGCCCACCGATTTCTAGGTTGCTGGGTCGGCCTGCCATGACGATGATCGGGGATGCTAGGACTGTGGCGACGATTGCGAGGATGCTGCGAAGCACTGGCAGACCTGCTGGGCCTGAGCCGATAACTTTGATCGGGAAGTCCATGCGGATGATGTTGCCGTTGCCAGCGATCGTGGTAAAGGATGGCGCGTCTATGAAAACGCAATTAGGGACGATTTTGGTGGCATCGTTTACCACCCTGAGTCCAGAAACCGCTGTGAGTGTCGCTGTCAGGTCGTCTATGCCTTTGTTGAGTAGATCGGTGTAAGACATTACGCGCAGGCTGGTCTGTCGATGCCGAGCAGCTGCTTGACGATCGGGGTCAGTGATTGCTGTGGTGCTGTGCCCATGCCGTCAAAGGATGCAAAAGTGTTTTCTAGTGAGCCACGGCTGCGCCAGAGGGCCGCGCAGTACATGAGCGTGCCTAACGTCTGGTCGCCACCTGGGCTAGTTGTCAGGCTGTCGATGTAGCCAGCCTCTTGGCGGCGACGGTAACAGAACTGATTGCCAGCAGATACAGCCTGTGTAATAAGCGTGTAATCGTCCGATGGGTTCGTGATTTGCACACCGAGATATGTCACTAGATTGGCTGCCGAGACCCATGTGCAGGTCAGAGTGTAGGTAACTGTGCCGGTGGCTGCGATGCGCTCGACGTTGTCAGCGGTTTTTGCATACAGAACTTGGTTAGCGATTGGCTCGTCAATGTCGTACAGCAAATCGCCTTCGGTGTCTGTGCCTACATAGCGGTATTGAGGTAATGCGCGGACTGTGTATGTGCCGTTAAATGTGGCATCTACGCCGCTGACTGTTATTGACTCGCCGACTGCAATTTCTGTGGGGGTTAGTAATTGCAGTACGGCGTAGTCATCTAACAGATACTTAAATGTGACGCTGTATGTAGCCATGAGCGGATGCTCCGCTTTCGACTAGGCGTAGGTAATTTTTTGTGCGAGTGTTGCCTTCGCCTGAAAGAACGAGCTGTAGCCATAGTACGAGAATGTCCTTGACAAAGTGCCAGGGTTTTCGACTGACATGAGGCCACGGATTTGCTCGTAGTACTCCGATGCTGGTGCATGGAACACGACCATGGTCTTTGCTGCGACGTTGCTGTCAACAATGATCTGCAAGCCCAATGGGTTTGTTGTTGACCAGTTGGTGACATTGCCTGCGCCAAGCGTGTTGTAGCCGCCAAGGCCGGGTGTTCCCACCATCGGGAACAAAGGTCGCTTGTCCGCGTCCACGGTGCTGCCTAATTTCGCCCATGCGTCTGCGCCCATCAGGATGTGAGTTGGGAACAAGTTGGTGCCGTTGCTGATGTCGCGTGCTGCACCGTACAAGAACAAGATCAAGTCCTCTGGTGTGCCGTCCCATTGTCCGATTGTGGTAGATGCAGTTACTTGAGCGTCAACAGCAAAATTATCGGTGACGATCATGAACTGTCCCATTAAGTCATTAAGGACTTGCTGCATCGCCGCTGGCGAAGTGAAGTCAATGTCCTGTACTGACAATGTTACTTGGCCTGCAAAGGTTTTCTTTGTGACCGAGTTTGCCGCGATGACCATTGTGCGAGCTGCTGCTGCACCGAACTCGACTGCACCAGTTTGTTCTGCTACTTCAGTGTGCGTGGTGATTGTTGGACGGATAAAGGTTTTTGACTGTCCGCCGTCTGGATATGCGCGTGCGCCGATCGCGGTAACGAATGGTCGAATGTAGTTGATGTCTTGGAACACTGGGCCGAGTACAGGAATTGGCAAGAGACCAGGTGTGTCAGTCGTTGCAATGTCGCCTGCTGCTGCTTCCAAAATGCTGCGCTTTGCTTTTTGTGCTTCAAGGAACGCGCCGTTTACTTTTGCAAACGTGTCGCCACCAATGTGGTAGGCAGCCATGTACTCGCCTGCGGATGGCATGCGAAACTCGCGCTTTGGTTGTGCTGGAATTGCAGCGGTAGGAATTGTGGCCTCGACTGCTGGGGTCTCTACTTCTGACATGGGTTCTGTCTCCTCTGTGGGTTCTTGTATTTCATTATTGTCGGTCTGTTCGGGTTCGTGGTGGATACTGGCAGCAATATCTGTGATGACTGCTCCTGCGAACGCTGGCACTGGAACCATTGACAACTCGATCCAGTCGGCAGCTAGGACAGTAATCGAGCCGTCTTTGTTTGCTCGGGTCTTTGTTGGGTTTACGCCAACAGATACCGAGTCCAGCACGCCGTCAAGGGCCAGCTGCAAAGCCTCGTCGCCTGCGGCGGTTTTGCTGATCTTGGCGGTAAACATCATGCCTTCTTCGGTGTCGACGCGCTCAGTAACAATGCCGATCGCTTGGTTGGCGTCGTGGTTCATGTAAAGCCGTGGCTTTTTGCCATCGACTGGCAGGCTGCCCTTAGAGAAGCTCACCTCAGTCCCATCAGAAACTGTGGCTGGAACGTCGTACGGGACGGCGATGCCTGTGATCGTCCTGGTCGGTGTGCCATCGCTGGCGGCTGCGTCAATGCTGACGCTGGTGGCTGTGAATCTAATCATAATTTGCGATCTCCTCTTGCGTGTTTTCTGCTATTGGTGTTTCCATTTTGTCTGCTAGATAGTTTTCTTCAAGGTAAGACTCGTAATCAAAAGCGACGTATGTGCCGTTAGGTAGCACATTGTTCATTGACAATGTTTCTGCTATTGCATCGGCGTAGAGTTTTACACCGAAGAACAGCAAGTCCATGCGCGCCTGTTGTGATGACTGATACGAGTAAGACCCGGTCGATACGCCGATTAGATATGGCGGCACGTTTCCGATCCGTCCACCAGTTTCAAGGGCGCTGTAATTTGCTGACTCAATGAGCAGCATCTTGTCTGGTGACATTGTTGTCGGTTCGTAAGTTAAAAATTCGTTCAAGCACGCCGTTTGATTGGTCGCTCTCGCCAAATTGAACTGGGTTGCGAGATCGGCGAGCTCACTCGAACTAAGCGGCTCACCGCCAGTTTGTTTTAATACGCCAGCAGGAATGGACGATGAGGCATTGCGCGCGCGTGCGTCTTGTATTTTTAGCGCGGTCTCAATCGCGGCCTGCGATGAATAGACCATGCCCTGTGTAGGCGACAAGAATTGCACCAAGTTGTTTGGGTCAAGCATGCCGCCTTGAAAATAAACTTCTTTAGATGGAGCGAACCACACAGGGCCAGCCATGTCTTGTGTTGTGACTGAGCCTGCTGGTAGTCGAGTAAAGGATGCTGGAAAGCCGTCAGCGGTGCGTGATGTGATGTACCAGAACGCGCGCCCATAAAAGTACAAGTCGTCAAACGTCCACGACATAAGAAAGTTGTACGGGACAGTTGGGTCTGGGCGACGCAGCCATGTGCGCGGCGCAATATAAACGCGCTCCATTTCTTCGCCATTCCACATTTCGTTATACATCTTGAGTGGCATGCAACCAATTACCGATGCCAGTAAATCGCGGCTTCTTGACAACGCAGGGATGGACACTGCCGCCGCACGCAGTTGGCCTTCTTGGTAGGTGTAATACTGACCGATCATGTTTACGCCAGCAGCGTTAGATGTGTAACCACCAGCAGCTGCCGCTTTAGCAGGCGCTGGACTGATGGCGGCCTTGCTCACTTTGCGGTCAAATAATCCCATGCCACAACATTACAGACAGCGACGCTGTGATGGTGGCACTCGATCGGCCTATCAGTTCCCGACGAAAGGCTAGGTACATCGACCGAGTGCCGAGGGTATGTTACTGATTTACAGTGACCAGCATGGGCTTACCTGACACAGATGGACGTGAGCAAAGTGCTGCCGCCCAGATCATGCAGCGACACAACTCAATCGGGCCAGGTGATCGCTGTGAGCTGACTGCGACCGAGCCTTGGCTTCTGACCGCGACCGCGCGCTGGACATGCTCAGCAAGTTGGGTTGAGCCGTCATGTAACAGCATTTTTTCTGCTATTAGGTTTCTTACTGTCGGGGTGTATTTCAGTATTTCGCCGTAGCCGACAATGACCTTTTTGGTCTCTAGGTGTCGAGGCCACTGGATGTCGATGCTGGGTGAGATAGCAAACTTGCAGCCCTCAGCGGTCAGCCTGTCAACCTCAAGCAAGAGAGCTGCAAAACTGTCTACGACAAAGGCCACGGTTACGACAATGCGGCGATCGGGCAGGGCCACGGCGCGCAGGCCAAAATATCGGCTGTCGTCCATGCTGGTCTCTATGGCAACAATGCCGCCTTTCGGTATGTCGCCTTCATGCTCAAGTGCAGGCCAGACACCCGGCGGTATCCATCCCCGATCGGAAGCCACCCACAGGTTTACTGAGGCCCGCAAGAATTGGGCGCGGTCAGGGTTCTGAGACTCAGCCTCGATCGTTGACAATTCCAAAGTGTGACCGAGCGCAGGGTTGCCGTAAGCCCAAGCAGCAGGGTTCATCGGGTCAAGGTCTGGCGGCGGTGACCACTCGGCAAAGTACAGCGACGATCGCTCCCCACGGTCAATGGCGCGCAGACCCTGCTCACGCCAACGCAAAAATGCGGTACTGGCTTCCGTTCCAGCAGTTGACCAGCACGACAGCAACGGCGATTTTCTTGCGCGCATGGATGGGATTAGACCGCCGTCAATAGCGAGCTGCGACATGTCCCAGATTTCGTCTGCCACAATCAGATCGTTGCTTGTGCCGTGACCGACCGATGGCTTTGCGGCCCTGACCGTCCACTTGCTGCCGTCTGGCATTGTGACTGAGTTACGCCCATAGGCCTTGACACAGGATGCACCGAAACGGGCCTCAAGCACTGGGGCGATCTCATCAAACAACGTAATCGCCAAGTCAAGTCGGTTTGCCGTTGTTAGGACAGTCTGTTTCTTGCCCCGTATTTTTGGCATTTCTGTGAGCCACCAGCCGACAAGACTACCTAGAGCAACAGTCTTTCCGTTCTGTCGGGCCGTAGAAACAAGGCTTGTCCGATGCAGCAGCTCACCCTGCTCATCAAAGGCCAGCTGACCGTCAAGTGCGCGCACCTGCCAAGGCATAAGGGTGATGCCGAGATGCTGTTCTGCCCATCCCTGCACATCGCTCCCATACGACCCGGCATGATCAGTGACGATCGTTTCCAGTCGAGGCCAGTCGTGGCTGATCGCCGCCAGTTCGGGCTGGTTGCCATCCGATAGAGACAAGAG